TCAGTTTGAGTAAAGAAATAAACTAAACCTGCAGTCAATGCAGCAATAGCTGCGATGGCAATTCCAATCGGATTGGCACTCATTGCAGTAAATAGACCCGTGACTGCTGTTTTAATTGTCGTTAAGACAGCAGGTATTCCAGATAGTAATCCCGAGACTGCCGAAAATGCTTTAAAAGCTAAAAATGCAGAACCAAGAGCGGTAACGATACCGCCCATGATGCTTCCTAGACCTTCGCCGAAGATTCCACTTAAAACACCCTTAATTCCTCCTAAAATAAGGTTAGGAATTTGTTTCAAAATATTTCCAATCATCGGAATCAAGTTTCCGAATAGAAATGTGGATGTCGTTTCCATTAAGGCTTGTAAAGCAGGTTGGATATCTTCACCCAATGATAACTTCCCTAGCACATTCTGAGCAGCTGCTTTCATAGATTCGAATGATCCAGTGAAAGTTGTTGCTGCCTCTCGCGCTGTTGTGCCAGTGATGTCCAAATTTTCTTGGATAGCGTGAATAGCACTATAAACATCTGACAAGTTATTCATGTCATACTTAACGCCTGTCAGTTTTTCTGCGTCGGACAAAAGTCGTTGCATTTCTTGCTTCGTACCACCATAACCCAATTTAAGGTTATCTAGCATCGTATAATTCTGCTTGGCAAACCCTTGATAAGCCAGTTGAATGCTTTCCATAGATGTTCCCATCTTATTAGCATTATCCGACATATCAATCATGGCCATGTTAGCTGTTTCCGCTGCTTTATCTGTATCTCCACCAAGAGATTGCAATAAGCTTGCTGAAAAACCTGTAACATTTTCCATATAGGCATTGGCTGACAGACCTGTTGTCTTGTAGGCCTCGTTTGCAAAGCCTTTGACCTTATCAGCTGAGTCTTTAAATAAGGTTTCGACACCACCAAGCGATTGTTGAAGTGCTGCCCCTTCGTTTATCGATGCTCCGATTGCTTTACCAATTCCAGCTGCAGCAATAACTCCTGAAACAGCGCCCATCATTTTAGATCCGAGGGATTCGCCTGCGCTAACGCCAGCTGAGGCAACTTCACCACCCATTTCCTTTTGAATCATGCCACTAATGCCCTTGGCAGATGGAATGATTTGTACATAGGCTTTTCCTAATTCGGTCACCACTATTCCTCACCTCCTGTTTTCGCAAGTAAAGCCTTGCGATAATTTTCAAAGTCCTCACCAGATTCAAAGACGAGATAATCCCTTTCGTCACTCTCTTCTTTGTGATTTTTTGTTAGCATTTCAGCAATTGATGTTGGGCGATTAACACCCTTTTGGCCATCTTTTGTTTGTAGCCACAAAGAAAGAGACAGTCTGTCTACGATACTTGCAAGTAAAGTAATTTCCAGAGGGACGATTTGTTCAGACATGATCTGCTTTATCCGCGAATCATCACGCAACCCATACGCAAAAACAGCCACCTCATTTAAAGGTAGCTGTTTATAGTCGTATATTTGATAGGTTTCCGCTAAGTCACAGATAAGAGCATCCTCGTCTAAGGCAATCATCTGAGCAAGGACTAGGATTTTTTTAGGTCTTTGTTGGACTCAAAGATACTCTTGATATCTGTGAACAGTACCTCAGTGTCAATGAAGTCTTCCCCATCATCTAAATGAGATAAGAACTCTTCCGCTTGTTTTTTACCAAAGAGAAGATTCAGCAATTTTTCAGCAGCTTCAAAATCCCCCTTCTCCATTTTGGATGCTTCGCGCATGAGATAAAAGTTTTTCAATCGTTTTTTAGGGATTTTATACTCAAACCCTGATTCCGTTTTTCCTTTTAAGATTTCTTCCATTTACTTTACGCTCCTTGGATGTATTCGTAGTGAGTGTTCTCACTGTTGTCTGGTAGTGCAGTGATCGTCAATTCATAGCCGATTGGTTCGCCGTCTTTATAGCTGATTTCGCCAATTTCGCTAACCTTACCACGAGGGATGACAACGCGTTTCACATAGCCATTTTTCAGCAAAGTATCAATAACCAAGCTATGTTCTGGCAACTCTTTACCGTTTGCTTTCACGGTAATGCCAGTTTCAAGCGTTCCTGAAACATTATCTGGGCCATATACTTCTTTCAAGACTTCGATGTTAAGACCTTCAATCAATTTGTATTTGAAAGTGTCTTTCTTTTCAGTTTGAGAAGACAAGACTGTTTGTCCTCCCCAGGCCTTGACTTCTTCGCTTTCTGGCGAGTTCTCGTTGGTCAATCCATCTTCTGAAATGTACCCTAACGTTTTAAATGCAGCATCCAAGTCTGCTTTTGCATTTAGTGGTAGGTTTGTTCCAGCTGGTGCTGTAGATACTGCCCCTCCGATTTTGGGCTTAGCAGCCGTTACATTTGATGCTGATGCAGTCGTCATATTCTTTCCTCCTGTTGATTCTGCATTTGGTGTTCTTACTTCTGGTGCTTCTAATTCTGGCGCCAAAACTACACCTCCTTTTTAAAAATAATTGATGTCATATACCGCTTGATAGCGATATTGCTTCGTTTCAGTGTCTGTAAAGTTGTAGTCACTATTGTGATGTACACCGCTAACTTCGTTGACTGTGATGAGATCCTCAACTACTTTCTTGACTTTCTCATTTAACTCAGCAGCCTTTTGTAACGACGGCGCATAACTCTGAAAAGCGAATGTGGCGGAATGAACGTAGTCACTTCCACCACTTCCTGTCTTTTCAAGAATGACATAACTCTCAGGCATATTCGGTTTATGTTCAAAAAAAGACGGTACATCTAACTGTCCGTCCAAAAATTTCTTTATAACTAATTCGATCATCTCATAGCCTTCAGTAAAATATTATGTTTTTTATTTCTGGCCATGCTCTTGATGTCAGTTGTACTAATCTTCGCATTGGCACGCTTTTGCCCTGGCGATACGGTCAATTCAAACCCCTCACCAGCTCGGCTTGCAATCCCTTGCCCCTTTTCTCTCAAAATGCCCTGCATTTCGGAAGAACGTAGCAAAGCAGACACGCCAGCTGAGTTTAACTGGAATTTCATATTACTCATAAACTTCAACCATGACCTTTCTATTCCAAGATAATGGAATCATTGACTCAATCCCCTCTTGAGGAAGGCCGATTGTCCGCCATTTTCGACCAAAAAACTTTACCTCACGATTTTCCCACTTGTTAGTGTCCCTTTTAGGAATACCAAGTGTATATTCCGCTTTTTTTCCAGTCAAGTTCATTTGATTGATGATGTCCTCTGATGAAGTTGGTGCTACCAATACATTTTGAACCTCAATCTCAACATCACGATAGATTGGATGACCGAAATCGTCGTTACCAATTTCTACCTTGTCCACTAAAATGACAGGGATTCCTTTTAGGTAGGTCATAAATTTCAATCGCTCCATATCGTTGTTTTTTCTTCAAACCAAGCCTTTTAAGTTCGGTGTCTTTGATAAAGAGACCGCCACCAGGGACAAGGTAAGAACCACTAAACGAATAACCCAAGGCACTTTCAGATACCTGAGTCATCGGTTCATGGTCCGTTGAGGTCATTAAGGTCCGTGCCACGATATCGACCGTCACAGACTTGGCAACACTAGCGAATGATACGCTTTCCGCCACCATGTCGTCAAGGTCTTTACCGACTTTTTCAGCTTCAACTCGCAAAGAATTAGATACAACTTCCAACAAAGCCTCAGCCCTTGCACGCTCATCAAATTTCAACGAGCGCCACAACAATTCCAAGTCTTCAATCTTTGCAAAGTTTTCCATCTAACTCACCCTTCGTTTGCGATTAGTAAATCAAGCAAAGCAGATTTATTAGCCTTGCTATCATACTCAACACTTAGTTCATCAAGTTTCGACTTGATTTCAGAAACTGTTAAAAGATATTCATTTTTGAACTCTTCAATAGGAACCCAATCTCCAGATAGTTCGCTATCTGTTGAAATACAAACACCAGTATTTTTATCACGATATGTTTTCATTTTCTACCTCCATTAAAACATTAGGCTTTCACTCGAGCAAATGAGTCAGCATCAAGAATGCCCCAACCAATGAATGCTTCAGCACGAAGCAAGATTTCATTGTAGGCCTTCAAATCACGACCTGCACCATCTGGATCACCATATTCGATGATTTCCATTGGGATATTTTCAGCATATCCCCACT